AGATTGGCTATTGCCTGATTGGATATTTGATACAGACAGTATGACCTTTCAAAAACTTGAAGGGCAAAAAAAAAATAGACCAAAAATTAAATTTGAAATATACAAAGCAGCAGACAAAGATGTATGGGAAGTGTTTGCTAAACACCACTATTTAAGTCATTATCATAATAAAGCATCAACAGTATATTTAGCTTATGTAAATGAACAATTAGCTGGTTTTATAAGTGTTATACATCAACCACATCCGAAAGTTAGAAATGTAAAAAGAATACATAGATTGGTAATATTACCTGATTTTCAAGGAATAGGGTTAGGTATAAGATTAACAGAATATATAGGAGATATGTATTTAAAAGATAATTATAGATATACAATTACTACGTCAGCACCAAGTTTAATTAATTACTTTAAGAAAAGTAATAAATGGAAATGTAATAAATATGGTAGGTCTGCTAAACATAATTTAGGTGATAGTTCCACAAGAATAACAACAGCTTGGGAGTATATATAATCAACAAAATCCAACACATATGCAAGATAGAACAGAGAAACATAAAGTAGCAATGTTAGAAGCATTAGAAAAGACATTAGGAGTAGTAACATCAGCTTGTAAAATAGTAGGTATAGATAGGACTACACATTACCAATGGCTAAAAGATGATGAAGCATATAAACAAGCAGTTAACAGTATTGATGATGTAGCAATAGACTTTGCAGAAAGCCAACTACATAAACAGATAGGTAAAGGTAAGACACAAGCTACAATCTTTTACTTAAAGACCAAAGGCAAGAAACGAGGGTATGTAGAGAAGCAAGAGTTAGATATATCAGGAGAGTTTAAACCTATCAATATTATTTTAAAGAAAGACGATGATAGCAACACTAACTGATAAGCAATGGTTAGCGTTAGAATATTTAACAGATGATACTACAACAGAGGTATTATATGGTGGTGCTGCAGGTGGTGGTAAATCATATTTAGGTTGTGCTTGGATAATAACTCTATGTACACAGTACGATGGTATCAGGTGTTTGATAGGTCGTAGTAAGTTAGATAGTTTAAAGAAAACTACATTAAATACATTTTTAGATGTATGTAGTCAATGGGGAATACAAGCCAACGTACATTACAAATACAACGCATCAAGTAATATTATTACATTCTACAATGGTTCAGAAGTTATATTAAAAGACTTATTTCAATACCCATCAGATAAGAACTTTGATAGTCTAGGTTCATTAGAACTTACTGCTGCATTTATAGATGAGTGCAATCAGATTACAGAGAAGGCAAAGCAAATAGTAAGTAGTAGAATTAGATATAAATTAGATAATTATAATTTAATGCCTAAGATACTAATGACTTGTAATCCTAGTAAAGAATGGGTTTACACAAGTTTCTACAAGCCACACAAAGAGAATAGACTACCAGCTTACAGAAAGTTTATACAATCGTTAGTAACAGATAATAGACACATATCTAAGCACTATAAAGACCAACTAGAAAAGCTAGACCATATCAGTAAGCAAAGACTACTATATGGTAATTGGGAGTACGATGATAGTGAAGATAAGCTAATAAACTACAATGCTATACTAGGTGCATTTGAATTAGAAGATATTCCAACAGGTACAGGGTACATAACTGCTGATATAGCTAGATTTGGTAAGGATAAGACAGTCATAGTGTATTGGAATGGTCTAAGAGCCGAATACTTTAAGGTGTTAGATGTTAATAGTGTAACACAAGCAGCAGATGAAATACGCATCATACAAAGAAACTACAACGTATCACTAGGTAATATTATAGTTGATGATGATGGTGTAGGTGGTGGTGTTAAAGATATATTAAGATGCAAAGGCTTTGTAAACAATTCTAAGGCACTTAAAAATGAAAACTATATCAATCTAAAGACACAATGCTATTATGCTCTTAGCGAAGCTCTAAATAAGTCTAGGGTGTATATTAACTGTACTAATATAACCCACAAGAATTATATTATACAAGAATTAGAGCAAGTAAGACGTAAGAACTTTGACAAAGACACTAAGCTACAATTAGTAAGCAAAGATGCAGTTAAACTAGCTATTGGTCGTTCTCCTGACTTTAGTGATGCACTAGCAATGAGAATGTACTATGAGTTAAAACCACAAGGTCAATACTACATACAATAAGACTATTATACTCAAATTTTAATTTTTATATTTTATATTATGGATTTAATCATCAATGACATCAATTACTCAATACCTACAAGCTGGTCGCAAGTATCGTTAGGTAAGTATATGGACTTTATGACAAAGGTAGAGGGCATAGAAGATGAGTTAGAGAAGATGATAATTACTATTAGCAGTTTCACTAATGCACCTGCTGAACTATTGCAAGGTTGTAAGAAGTCAGATATAGATGCAGTAATGGAACAACTAGGAAAGCTAATGGAAAATGCAGCTAATACAGATTTAAACCTAGTTATAACAATAGATGGTGTAGATTATGGCTTTCACCCTAACTTACACGAACTAAAGTTAAAAGAGTTTGTAGATTTAGATAATAAGCTAGGACAAGGTTGGAGTGCTATGGATAGTGTAATGGCTATCTTATATAGACCTATCAAAGAGCAGAAGGGAGAAAAGTACAAGGTAGAGGATTATGATTATAGGACTGCTAAGAAACGAGCAGAACTATTTAGAGATAACCTAAGTATTGACACAGTAAACGGTGCTAGTAGTTTTTTTTTGACTATCGCAACGGATTACATAGCCACTACTCAAGTTTATTCAAAGAACCTATCGAGGAGGGAACGCAGGAAACTTTTAAGACAGAAGAAGAACAGTTCGGAGAAAAGTATGGCTGGTACAGTTTAGTATATAATTTAGCTGATGGTAACATATTGAGGTTTCAAGAAGTATTAGAATTAACAGTTAATGAATGTTTTAACTTCATAGCATACCAAAAGGATTTAACACACATACAGAGAAGAAAATGATATTAACAAACGGTTTAGAGATTAAGAATATAACACTTAAAATGCTTTACGAAGTGTTTAATACAATAGGTGTTAGTCATTCACAGATAAACACAACTACAATAGGTGATATATTTGAAATAGACCTAACAGAAACAACATATCCACTTATGCACGTTGCAACTAATACTGCATCATTCGGTCAACACACACTAAATTACACGTTTCAAATTATTGTAATGGACTTAGTGAGTAAAGACGAGAGCAATGAAGAAGATGTGCTAAGTGATACACTAGAAACAATAGGTGATGTTATTAGCTTATTGAAAAACCAAACTACTAGCTTTACAACTATTGATGACTTCCAAACAGAAGTAGCTATAAGTCCTAGTGTAAGTTGTGAACCATTTACTGAAAGATTTGACAATGAGGTAAGTGGTTGGACTGCTAACATCAGTATCGAAGTTGGCTTCAATGCAAGTCAATGTAGTCGAAATGTCGCAACTAACTAAGAATGAATGAGTTACAAGAAATGCGTAACAACGAAGTAACACAAACAAGAATATATACACTATATAAATATATATATAGTATAGATATTAATTTAATAGTATTAATAATATATAATATAATAAGAACTAAATTTTAAAAAATGGCAACAACAGTAACACCATCAACGTTGACAGTACAGATTAAAGAGGAAATAACTTTAGGTGGCACGTCATACGACCAAACAGTAACAAATAGCATAGCAGATATTGCTACTTACTCAAAAAGAATATTAACAATCAATGCAGGTACATCACACGTTGTAGCACAATTCGGTGATACTACTGTAAATGATTTATATGATGTTCAAGATATTAAGTACATTAGAATAACAAACTTAGATGATACTAACTCTATCATAGTAACTGCATCAGGCGATAACGAAGCTGGAGCATTAGAGTTAAATCCACAAGAGAGTTTTCAGATGTTTAATGGTAAAGTAAGTGGTGCAACTACAAAGGCAGCAATAACAAGTGTAGATGATATAGAAAGTATCTATGTGCATAATGCTACTGGTGGTGCAGACATTGAATTAGTTATAGCTACTGTATAATGAGCAACGTAGATAAGGTACTAGACACTTTTGGTAGAAAGGTCGTACAGACTGCTAGGGGTATCTTAAACGCTAAGGGCAAAAATGCTAGTGGTGATTTAGGTAGTAGTCTAGGGTACTTTATTAAGGTCTATCCAAGTGGAGCGATAGATATGTCTTTTGTAGCAGAGGGTTATGCTAAGTTCGTAGATAAAGGGGTTAAAGGTAGTAAGTCAAGTGCTAAAGCACCTAACTCTCCTTACAAGTACACAAACAAGCAGCCACCATCAGGAGTTATAGATAAATGGGTAGTTAGGAAAGGCATACAAGGTGCAAGAGATGAGAAGGGTAGATTTATTAAGCGTAAGAGTTTAGTGTATGCTATGGCTAGGAGTATTAAGCTATATGGAGTAAAGCCTACTAACTTCTTTACAGATGCTTTCAACGTAGCATATAAAGATTTACCACAGGAGTTTATAAAGGCATACGCAAACGACACACAACAGTTTTTAAAATTTGTAAGTAAAGAAATGTAAAATGGCAGTAAAATTAACTAACACAAGTCAAGGTAACGTAAAATATTTAGCACCTGCTTATTCAGATATAGTAATAGAAGCAGAAGATATACCAGCAGTAGCATTAAATTCATATAATGTTAAGTATATTATAAAATTATTTATAGATGATGCAGAAATTATATTAAAAGCACCATTAGACAGTAACAATAAAGCCTTGTTTAGAATATCATCTGTATTGCAAGACTACACACAAACAGATAAGAGGGGTTATGATTTAAATGGTGTGTATAGTAGGCATCAAGGAAATCAAATGTTAAATAGTAATCATTCAGTACATACAATAGACGAGTATTGCAGAAACAGAAGAAACTTAAATCAAGTAGCTATGCTAGGTGGTTATGAATATAGCTTAACTCCTAATAGTGAAATCATACAAG